ACTAACAAAAATAATGGAATCATTAACAGAAGTTAAATATAAAATAGGAACAACAGGTACATTACAAGAAACAAAAACACATAAATTACAACTTGAAGGTATGTTCGGACCTGCTTACTTTGTCACAACATCTTCTGATTTAATGTCAGAAGGAACTCTTGCACAACTTGATATACAAGCATTAGTATTATCTTATTGTGATGAAGAAAGAAAGTTAGTAAGTAAAATGACTTATCAAGAAGAAATGGATTGGATTGTTCGTAATGAGAAACGAAATACTTTTATAAATAATTTAGTAAAAGATTTGAAAGGTAATACACTAGTCTTATTTCAATTTGTTGAAAAACATGGTAAACCATTATTTAAAATGTTAAACAAACTTGATAGAAAAGTTTTTTTCGTTTTTGGTGGAACAGATGCTGTTGATAGAGAAAAAGTAAGAGAAATTGTAGAGAAAGAGAAAGATGCAATAATTGTAGCTTCTTTTGGAACATTTTCAACAGGTATCAATATAAAAAGATTACATAATGTAGTATTTGCTTCTCCAAGTAAAAGTAGAATAAGAAATTTACAATCTATTGGTAGAGGATTAAGAAAATCAGAAGATAAAGATAAAGTCACATTATATGATATCGCTGACGACCTTTCATGGAAGAAAAATATGAATTATACACTAAATCACTTTTCAGAAAGAATAAATATCTATAGTACAGAGAAATTTAACTATGAAATACATTCAGTAAGGATACCAACAAATGCCGATAACAAAGGATAATACTTCATATCAATATTTAAAATTTAATGATGGAAAAGAAATATTTGCAATGGTAAGAGAAGTAGATAATAAATTAGAATTGAATCTACCAATGAATGTTATGTGCAAACCAGCTTTAACAGGTGGTGTCACAATTCACTTAGGACCATTTGTTCCTTTTACAACAGATGATAAAATGATTATAGATACAAGTGATATTGTTGTAAGAACTAGTATAACTAATCAATTTATATCTTTATATGATGAAGCGTGCACGACATGGTTAGATATGAGAGAAAATGATACTATAGATATAAAAACATCAAAAGAAGATTATCGTCAACAACAAAAAGAATTAGCTTCTTTAGTAAAAGAAAATTTATCAAAGGTAGTTAGAGAAGAATTATGGGAAGATTATCCAGAAGATGAAGAATATTTAGATTTTCAAAATTTACCGGGTAAAGATGATATTATACACTAATCTCTTTATATAATATATTCTCTCTTTCCGAACATTACATATTCATTTTACAGTATGAATAAGGATTGGTCAAGCCAAATTATGAAAAAAAATAAAAAAAAGTACATTCATGTTAATCAACATAAAATCCGTGCAAATAAAAAACATGGTACAAATGAACCTGTAATAACTATAAAAGAAGGTAGTTCAAATACATATTGTCATGAAGTTAAGATATTAGGTGAAAGTACAGTTAGATATGGTGGTAATGAAAAACCTATATTACCTTGTGGTGCAAGAGTAGTTATTGAAACTACAGCAGACATTGAAATAGCTTGACCTATCAAGGTTTCATAGTATAATAGATACATGACTAGACAAAAAAGACAAACAAAAGAGTCAGTTCATTATGTAAACAATAAAGAGTTTACTGCTGCAATTATTAAACACAATACTGCTTGTAGAAAAGCTGTTAAAAAAGGTGTAGATAAACCAAGAGTGTCAGAGTATATTGGAGAGTGTATATACAAAATTGCAACTAGATTATCAACAAAACCAAATTTTATAAACTATTCTTATAGAGATGAAATGATATGTGATGGTATTGAAAATTGTTTACAATATATAGAAAATTTTAAAGAAGAAAAGTCAACTAACGCTTTCGCTTATGTGACACAAATAATTTATTTCGCATTCTTAAGAAGAATACATAAAGAAAAGAAACAATCAGCTATCAAACAAAGAAGTATAGAACAAGCTGGTGTTTTATTTGATACTTTTGATACTATGGACGGTAATACTCAAGGTATGAATAATTCTTATGTAGATTATCTACAAGAAAACATGAATCCTATAAATTATAAACCTCGTGGGTCAAAAAAGAAAAAAGAAGATAAATAATACATTATGAAAATAGCTTTGCTGAACGATACTCATGCTGGAGTTCGTAATAATAATCAGATGTTTGCAGAGTATCAAGGAAGATTTTTTACAGAAGTCTTTTTTCCTTATATAGACAAACATAAAATCAAACACATTATACATCTTGGAGATTACTTCGATAGAAGAAGGGATGTAAATTTCTATTCTTTACATAAGAATCATGAACATTTCATAAAACCTATGATTGAAAGAGATATGACAATGGATTTAATTGTCGGTAATCATGATATCTATTTTAAATCAACTAATGAATTAAATAGTCCAGAGTTTTTACTTAAGTATGATAATTTTAATGTATATACAGACCCAATCACAAAAAATTATGATGGGTTAGATATAGCTTTATTACCATGGATTAATTCAGAAAATGAAGAAGAAGTAGAAGAATTTTTACAATTAACAACAGCATCTTTTGTTATGGCACATTTAGAAGTAAATGGTGGTATGATGTCTCCAGGTCATTATCATGGTGGTGGAACACCTGTATCTTGGTTTGAAAGATTTGAACAAGTGTTCTCCGGACACTTTCATCATAAATCACAATTAGGTAATATAAGATATTTCGGTTCACAAATGGAGTTCACATGGAATGACTTTGGTGATGAAAAATATTTTCATGTCTTTGATACAGAGACAAGAGAGATAGAGGCTATTAAAAATCCTCTTAAAATGTTTCATAAAGTATTTTATGATGATACTAACGAAACATTAATGACTATAAAGAAAAAAGATTTTAGTCATTTAAAAAATACATTTGTGAAGATTATAGTCACAAATAAAAATGAACCTTATTGGTTTGATGTGTTTGTAGAAGAACTTATCAAAGCACAACCAGCAGATTTAAAAGTTGTTGAAGACCATAGTAATTTAGATGTTCTAAATGAAGATGAATTAGTCGGTGATGCAGAAGATACATTAACAATACTTACAAAACATATTGAATCATTAAATATAGATGGAGATAAAACTAAACTTGATACTTTAATGAGGTCATTATATACAGAAAGTTTAGATATATTAGTATGAAAATAATTAATCATTTCATGAATAACATGAAAACGGTGTTGCTTACAAGAGCGACAGATATTAACGGAAGGTCAGATAGACCTGAATATTGGTGGTTTACACTATACGCAAGTATTATTATGTTAGCACTAATGGCAATAGACTATTATGTAATAGGATTTACATTCTATAGTATATTTGAACCATTCGGAGAAACAACAGACAGTGGTATACTAAGTTTATCTTTTATACTGGGAACACTAGTACAAAGTATATGTTTAAACGCAAGAAGATTACATGACAGAGGTCATAGTGGTTGGTGGCAATTAGCTATGTTAGTACCACTCTTAAACATTATAGTTTTATATTGGTTAGTAAGAGAAGCAAAAGATACACCAGAAGCACTTAAATATAAAAATCCATACGGAGTAAGATAGTGATAAAAATAATACAATTAATAACAGGTGAAATGTTAATAGCAGAAATGGTACCACCAACAGGTGATGTTGACATGCTTCACACAAAAAATATTACTATAAAAAATCCTTTGTTTATTCATCAACAAGCTGTTGAAGGACAAGGACCTAAAGTAAATCTTTATCCGTATAATATTCTTGGTGATGGTGATATTGAACTTACACCACATAGTATTGTATGGACAGTTCAACCTGAACAAAGATTAAAAAATCAATATCAAGAAGCATTTAGTAGTATAATAACACCACCAGGTCCAAAGTTAGTTAAATAATGGATAGTTTAAATTATTCTGGTGTGTGGATATCAGAAGGTCATTCTATAAGTTTTTATTCTTTAGATAAAGATACTATGGAAATTACTGAAAATTATAGAGTAAATGGTAAAGAAGTTAATACAACTCAAAAAGTTAATTTACAACAAGCAATAGATTATCAAGAAAGGTATATAAAATTAGGATATGATAAAATTTCATAAAGTTAGATATAAAAACTTTTTATCTACAGGAAATGAATTTACAGAGATAGATTTATCTAAAAAGAAAACATCACTTATAATTGGTGCAAATGGTTCAGGTAAATCTACATTACTTGATGCTCTGACATTTGGTTTATTTGGTCGTGCTTTCAGAAAGATACCAAAAACATCTTTGATAAATTCTATAAATCAAAAACATACTGTAGTTGAAATAGATTTTCAAATTGGTAGAAATCAATATCGTGTAATGAGAAGTATCAAACCAAATAAGTTTGAGATATATCGTGATGGAAAATTATTACATCAAGATGCATCTGTTAGAGATTATCAAGCTATTTTAGAACAACAAATACTCAAATTAAATTATAAATCATTTACTCAAGTTGTTGTATTAGGTAGTTCTACATTTACACCATTTATGCAATTGAACATACCAGAAAGAAGAGCTATCATTGAAGATATACTTGATATTCAGATATTTTCTGTAATGAAAGATTGTTTGAAACAAAGAGCATCAACATTAAATAATGAACAAAAAGAAATAAGAAATAACATCAAGATTGGTGAAGCAAAGATTGAAGGTCAAGAAGAAGCAATGAAACGATTAGAAGAAAATCGTGATGAAATGATTGATAAATTGACTAAAGATATTAATGAACATCAAAAAGATATTGATTCATTAAATGTGAATGTTGACCATGGTTTACAAACAGTTGGAAATTTAAAAGAAAAAATTAGTGATGAAAAAGAAATAAGAGAAAAACTTTCTCAAACATTGAGTGATGAAAGACAATTTGAATCAGAAAGAAAAAAATTCATTAAAGAGTTAAAATTTTATGAAGACAATGATGAATGTCCAACTTGTAAACAAGACATAGAATCAGACCATAAAAAACAGATGTGTTGTGATACTACAGAAAGTTTAAAAGACATTGATAAAAAACTCAATGAAAGAAGTATTACTGTTGAAGAAGTTAATACTAGACTTGAAGAAATATCTAAAGTACAAAGTGAAATATCGTGGTATCAAGATGAAATACAAAAACAACAAAATTCTATTTCTACTAATGAACAATATATTGATAAACTTCAAAAACAAATAGACGAACTTTCAAAACAAGAACATACAGAAGATGATAAAGATAAATTAAAAAAATATCACAAAGCATTAGAAGTATTACAAGGTATGGATGCTAACTTATCAGAAGATAAACATTATCACGATTTAGCAGAGATACTACTAAGAGATAGTGGTATCAAAACTAAAATTATAAGACAATACTTACCAATCATGAACAAATTGATTAATAAGTATTTGGCATCTATGGAGTTTTTTGTTCAGTTTGAACTTGATGAAGAATTTAATGAAGAAATTAAATCAAGATACAGAGATAATTTTTCATATTCATCATTTAGTGAAGGTGAAAAAATGAGAATTGATTTATCATTGTTATTTACTTGGAGAGCTGTTGCAAAGTTAAAAAATTCAGTAAACACAAATTTATTAATTCTTGATGAAGTATTTGATAGTTCACTTGATGAAGGTGGTACAGATGAATTTTTAAAAATACTTCATACACTAGATGATAATACAAACACATTTATCATATCTCACAAAGGCGAATCAATGAATGAAAAATTTAATAATATAATTGAATTTGAAAAAACAAATAATTTCAGTAAGATAAAAGAAAAATGATAGTAAAAAATGAAAAAGATTTAAGAGAAAAATGTCCTGAGTTTGATTTTGATAATCCTATAGTTGACCCTATAGAATTAAAAAATGAATTAATAGATGCAATGTTTAATCATGCAGGATTAGGTGTATCAGCAAATCAGATAGGATATAAAACTAGAGTTTTTGCAATGAGAGGAGAAACTAAACAAGATTCAGTAGTTTGTTTCAATCCTAGTATTGTAGATTTTTCTCCTGAAATGAATACAATGGAAGAAGGTTGTTTATCATTACCTGATGTTTTTGCAAGAGTTGTAAGACCCTCTCATGTAGCAATTAAATATGTAAATGAATTACAAGAAGAAGAAGGACAACTTGCTGAAGGATTGACTTCTAGAGTATTTCAACATGAACTAGACCATTTAGATGGTATTCTTTTCATTGATAGAATAGGTGAATTTGCTAGAAGAAGAGCTTTTGAAAAAGCAAAAAAGATAGAAAAAATGAGAAAAAGAGGTAAAGAAAAATACAAAGCTCGTTTTAGATTATGAAACTTAATAATGCATCATTATCAGATTGTATAAAAGTTTATAGAAACATATTCTCTAATGATTGGTGTGAAGACTTAATAACATATTTTGAAAATAGTTTATATGTTAGAACAGACGACCACAGAAAACAGTCTAATGAAATGCAACTTATAGGCGACCCAAGACCTGATGCTGTAGATTATAAAAATTACTTATTTGAAAAACTATATCCATTAGGTTCTAAATTTGAATCACATTTACATTCACTTTGTCATGAAGATTATAAACCTCATGATAAACCATTATCTGATATTTACAATACAGGTTTCCGTTCATTACAAATACAAAGATATACACCAGAAGACAAAGGATATTCAGCTGTTCATGTTGAGTCTGGTCAAGAACACTATAAAAAATATTTAGCAGTAATAGTATATTTAAATGATGTAGAAGGTGGTGAAACTATATTTACTATGGGTGATACATCAATAACACCTAAAACAGGTTCTGTAGCAATATGGCCAGCTGGATTACCTTTTTATCATTGTGGTCTTAAATCAAAAACAACAAAATATATTCTTACTACTTGGTTTGAGTTCATGTAATCATGGCTTTTGTTGTCACGGAAGCATGTATCAAGTGTAAACATACTGATTGTGTACAAGTATGTCCTGTTGATTGTTTTCATGAAGGTCCTAATTTCTTAGTTATAAATCCAGATGAATGTATAGATTGTGGATTATGTGTTCCTGAATGTCCTGAGGAAGCAATTTTTTCAGAAGACGAACTAACAGAAAATCTAATACCTTTCATTGAAATAAATGAAGAATTATCAGAAGTATGGCCAGTAATAGATGAAGTAAAAGATTCTTTACCAGAAGCTGAAAAATACAGTAAAATCAAAGACAAATTACATTTATTAGAAAGATAAGCTTGACACCGCCGGTACCCTTTTAGTATACTATAACATAATAAAGAAAGAGGTAAAAAATATGTCACATTTCGTAAACGACCAAATAGCAGATGAAGCAATGATGAAAGTTGATTCTATGACTGACCCTGCTGTTATCAGACAATGTATAATGAGAGGTCTAACATTAGACCTGTTTATTGATATTAATGAAGCAAGAGATTTACTATTAGATTGTATCTTTGATGAATTAATGTCAGTACCTGGACCATGTGGTTGATACCGCTGGTACACTTTTGATATACTATAAACATGATGAAGAAAGAGGTAAATACAATCAATTCAAATAAAGATATTCTTGCTAAACTAATGGCAACAGAGAATATTACAGTTATTCATAAAAAAGTTCCAACAGCTTATTTTGATGTTAAAAGTAGAACACTTTGTTGTCCTATTTTAAAAGAAGAAATGAGTTCTGAACTTACTGATTTATTTATGGGTCATGAAGTAGGACACGCTTTGAATACACCAGCAGAAGGTTGGCATGACGCAGTATGTGAAAAAGGTATGATGTTTAAAGGATATTTAAATGTCATTGAAGATGTTAGAATAGAAAAGAAAATAAAATCAAAATATCCAGGACTAAGAAAATCTTTTTACAGTGGTTATAAAGATTTAGCTAATCAAGACTTTTTTGGAATCAGAGGTAAAAATATTCATGAAATGATATTGATTGATAGAATCAATCTTTACTTTAAGATAGGTTCAATAACTCAAATAGAATTTAGTAAAGAAGAACAACCATACATTGATAGATGTAATAAATTAGAAACTTTTAAAGAAGTTATGGAGTTAGCAACTGAATTATTTGAAAGACAAAAAGAACTTACAGAAAATGAAGTAGAATCTATGACAGATATAGAAATTGAAGATATGTTAGAAGACTTAGGACTTAATGATTCAGAAGAAGAAGAATCAGAGTCAATGACTGTAGAAGTTTCAGAAAGTGAAGATTCAGATAATACTCAAGAAGGGTCTAATGCAAAGTCAGAAGATGAAGGTCAAGATTCAGATGAAAGTTCAAGCTCCACGGATGGGTCAGAGAACTCAAGCCAAGAAGATGTCGAATCATCTGAATCATCTACAAAATCACCAAAAGGATTATTAACAGATGAAAAAATGAAATCTATTTCAGATGAAGCTTTCAGAGAAAAAGAAGAAACATTATATGATAATGATGAATATTCAGCAGAACCTCAGTATTTAGAAATACCAGGTAAAGTTAAATATGATAATTTCATTGTTGATTATAAAGAAATTGATTCTAAATTTAGAAAATTAGATAGACAATATGTTAAAAATTATGTAAAAGAATTTGTTAACTCAAACAAAAAAATTATTAACTACATGGTTAAAGAATTTGAAATGAAGAAAGCAGCTGCTGATTACAAAAGAAGTTGGTCTTCAAAATCTGGTGAACTTGATATGTCAAAAATACATCAATACTTATTAAAAGATGATATATTTAACAGAGTTCAAATAACTCCTGATGGAAAAAATCATGGTGTAGTTATGTTGTTAGATTGGTCAGGTTCAATGTCTGGTTCAGTTGAAGCGACAATGGAACAAGCAACTTTACTTTCAATGTTTTGTAGAAGACTTTCAATACCTTTTAGATTGTTTGCTTTTTCTGATGGTTATTTTGATAGAGCTGATACATATAGAAGCGAACTACTTGATGAAATTTATAGAGCAGACTATGGTTCTAAAAAAAGAGAAAAATTAGAACAACAATTAAGAGATTATGAAAGTAGTAAAGTATTTGGAACTGTAGTTGAAAAAGAAAATGCTTATCCTGATTTAGGTAGGTTTAATCTTTTAGAAATATTTAATGAATCAATGTCAAATAATGAATTTAATAAAGCAATGGAAAATTGGTTTCAAATATCACAAGCAATTGAAAATCCTTACAGGTATGGTTATGAAAATGATACTAATTCAACTTTTGATGGTGAGTTTGGTGTTCCTAGTGGATTACAATTAGGTGGAACTCCTCTTGACCATTCATTGTTTATAATCAGAGATTACTTAAAAGATTTTAAAGCAGACTATAATATTGATATTTGTAGTTTGATTACACTAACTGACGGTGCAAGTCATAGATTTACTGGAAGAAATACTAGACTAGTTGATAGAAAAATTAACAGAGTTTTTGATGTTAGTCAAAAAAATTATTACAATTCAACAACTCATGGTATTTTGGAATGGGTAAAAGAAACAACAGGTGTTAGAACAATAGGATTTTACATAACAAATTGTAAAGCATCTGATATAACATGGGAAGGTAAAAACTTTTGTGGTTCAAATATCGGTTCTTATGGTGATGAATATGAAAATAAAAGAAAAGAATTTATGAAATTATCAACATCATTTTCAGATGGTTGTTATGACTTAGCAATTCTAATCAATCAAAAGAAATTAAAATTAAATTATGATGAAGATGAACTTAATGTACATTCAATGGATGAAGGTGCTAACAAAGGAACTCTAAAAAGAGCTCTTGTAAAAGCAGGTAGTAATAAAATGAAACAAAGAGTTATCTTAAATCAATTCGTAGGACAAATGGCAGTATAATATGAAGAAACACGGACCAACAAAAGCAAACATGACCGGGAGAGCAACAGGACAAGATGTTGTTATGACTCCACCAGAAACGGCACATTGGATAGTTAATTATTTTGAACCATCAGGAAAACTATTAGAACCTTGTAGAGGTGAAGGAGCTTTCTATAATGCTTTAGTAGATTATAACCATGAGTGCAAAGGATTATCAGTTGAAGCTGATGATGTAGATTGGTGTGAAATATCAGAAGGTAAAGATTTTATGAATTATGATAAACAAGTAGATTGGATTATAACAAACCCACCATACAGTATATTTGATATATTTTTAAAGAAGGCAATGTCTATATCTGATAATATAGTATTTTTTGTTCCACTACAAAAATTATTTAAATCAAAAACAAATGATATTGATGTTTACCAATATGGTGGTGTAAAAGAAATAATAAACATGGGAACAGGAACTAGACATGGTTTCGCTATGGGGTTTCTTGTAGGTGCTATTCATTATCAAAAGGACTATCAAGGAGATATTAAATATACCAGAAGTCCGGGAGCGATGAAATAAAACTTGATACCGCTGGTACACTTTTGTTATACTATGTACATAATGAAAAATAATCAATTAAATAGCGAGGTAAATATATAATGATTAAATTGACAGCTCAACATGAGAAATTTATTGACGCAGCTGCTGGGTTATATCCAGGACAAGCTGAGTTTTCAAAATCACAAATTAAAAAGATTTGTGTAGAAACAGGATGTCCAAATCCTTCTTGGTTGCAAAAACCAGCGTATAGGGTAGGACATGGAACTTACTCTTTAGAACTAGCAGGTGTTGCAGTTCAAAATAATGTAGTTAATCTACCTGTTGCTTCTACTACAGTCGGAGCTCCTAACATTGTTAGTGATGTTTCAGTAGTTCCAGAAGTTGTAAAGGAATATGTTCCTTTCGGACACTTCAAAGATTTAAAATCAATTATCAATTCAGGATTATTCTTTCCTGTTTTTATTACAGGATTATCAGGTAATGGTAAAACTATGATGGTTGAACAAATATGTGCTAAACTCAAAAGAGAATGCTACAGAGTTAATGTTACGGTTGAAACTGATGAAGATGATTTGATTGGTTCAAATACTTTAGTTGACGGAAACATAGTTTTCAGAGAAGGTCCTGTTCTCAAAGCAATGAGAAAAGGTGCTGTTCTTTTGATTGATGAAATTGATTTAGCATCTAACAAAATTATGTGTCTTCAATCAATACTTGAAGGTAAAGGTTATCTTAACAAAAAGACAGGTGAGTATGTTTCACCTGAGAATGGTTTTACAGTTATCGCAACAGCGAACACTAAAGGTAAAGGTTCAGATGATGGAAGATTCATCGGAACTAATGTTTTGAATGAAGCTTTCCTTGAAAGATTCTCAATCACAATGGAACAAGAATATCCTTCTAATGCAATTGAGAAAAAAATTCTCAATAAAGAGTTTGATAAACTTGAAGTCAAAGGTGCTTCTAGTTTTACAACTAACTTAATAACTTGGGCTGATGTAATCAGAAAAAGTTTTTACGAAGGTGCAATTGATGAACTTATTTCAACAAGAAGACTAGTTCACATAGCACAAGCTTTCAAGATGTTTGATAATAAAATGAAAGCAATTGAAATGTGTGTTTCAAGATTCGATTCAGAAACTAAATCAACTTTCTTAGACCTCTACACAAAAGTAGATGCGGAAGCCGTTGAACTTGATGATGAAGTTGCTGTTGTAGAAGATGATGAATATAAAACACCAGACAATGATGAAAATATATTTTAAGAGTTTTACCTCGGTCTCGGCCTCGAAAGAGGTCGGGATTTTTACTATCATGGAAAGTAAATAAATAGATATTACAAAGGAGAAATCGTATGACACAATATCAAGAAAAAGTTAAAGAACAAAGAATAAAATTAGAAGCTGAAAAGTGGGCATTGGGTGTAAAAGCTCTTCATTCACATTCTTTAGATTCTATGTGGTATGCTTCAGATAGAAATGATGGCAAAGTTATTGATGTTGAATATAATGATGGGAGTGTTATGAGAACTATCAGTTCAACTAATGAAGTAGTTATGTTGGGTCAAAGACTTACGGGTGATGATTTAGTATCTGCTTATCAGAGAGGTGGTATATAATGGATTTTATTATAGGATTAATATTTACAATTCTAGCAGGTGTATTTGCTTATGGTTCATGGCACATAGAAGAAGAACAAAGAATAGGTAGAGGATTAAATCTACCATGGGAAAAACAGAAAAGAAAAATTTTTGACAAGTCGGATTTAGAATATAAAGACGGCGATAATACTTAAGGAGATATATGGATTTTTTATATAATTTATTTTGGTTCCCGATAAATTCATCGGTATTTTTAATTAATGTTGGATTATGGGGTTTAGTAGGATATTTAACTTATGAAGCTATTCGTAAGTATAAAAACAAAAAATAGGGGCCTAGAGCTCGGGTAGGGACAGATGTTTAACCGTATACAAAAAGAACACATTTTTCAGCTTTGTCTGTATCGAATTAACATCATCCCGCCAAATTTTATTAACAATGGAAGTAGTATATAAAAATGACACCACCGATTGAATTTGTAAAAAGAATTGGACCGGGTAAGTGTTCAAAGTGTGGAGTATACATTGAAGCAGATGTAGAAATGCATGTCGCTACTAATTTAACAGGTAGACCGAGTTTAATTAAAGACCAATTGGTTATTATTGACCCGGAATTTTGTAAACAATGTTTTGAAAAAATAGTGCTATCGTAGCTCAGTTGGTAGAGCAGCTGATTTGTAATCAGCAGGTCGTCAGTTCAAATCTGACCGATAGCTCCATTTGACAGATAATGAAAGTGAGGATATAATTATACAATGAACGAATATTTAATAGAAACAGTTGACACTATGAATGGTATTCAAAAAATATACAAGTTTGAAAATGGTTATGGTGCAAGTGTTATATGTCATGACGGTTCTTATGGTGGACCATATAAAAAGAATGGTCCTAATAAATGGGAAGTTGCAGCATGGGACGAGGATAAAGAATTTATTGGTAGGACATATTTGAATTGGGGAGATGATGTGAAAGGTTATTTAAATGACCCGCAAACTGATAGAATTTTAAGGATAATACAAGCGTTATGATACAGAAAGTAAAAGAACAATTAGAATTTTGCAGATGTAATTGGAGGACTATTTTTGTAGGTAGTTTTTGTTTACATTTTATATTTGATTGGTTTATTTTTGGTTTAGGTATTATGTTTGGAATGCATATAGGACATTAATTATGAAAAAATTTATAATGTGGGTTGTTGATTGTTGGAGAGTAGTAATGGACAATAGATTTAACCCTTTAAGATATATACCTGACCCAAGTTTACAAATGTATTTTACTCTTGTACTATTTACAATATGGAGTGTTTATTTTGGTTTTGTAGCAACTTATTATATGGGTTGGTTAGGATATGATACTGTCATAAGCATTATTGTTCATATCGCAGTAGTATTACCAATAGGTTTTACAAATGCTGTCTTCATTGATGCTGAAAGAGACGGACATAAATGGTTAAAGGATTGGAGAAATAAAAAGTGAATATATTTTACTTAAATGAAAGTCCAGAGATAGCAGCTATTGAACACAATGATAAACATTGTGTAAAGATGATACTTGAATCAGCTCAAATGTTATGTACTGCTCATAGAGTTCTTGATGGTGATGAAAAAGCTGATAAACTTTTTATGTATAAAAAAGCTCATGTCAATCACCCAAGTACAATATGGGTAAGAGATAATGTTCATAACTATTGGTGGTTATATAGATTATTTGAAGCTTTATGTGATGAATACACATATCGTTATGAGAAAGGACACATGACAGATTTAAAATTAAGAGAAACATTAAGAACACCACCTAAAAACATACCTGTAAATAGAAAGTTTTATCAACCACCTCAATGCATGCCAGAAGAATACAAAGGTGAAGATTCAGTTGAAGCTTATCAGAAATATTATATGGGTGAAAAAAGTAGTTTTAGTGTTTGGAAAACAAGACCAACACCAACATGGTATACAGTATGACAATAAATTCAAAAAGTTGGCAAAACAATTCAGATGGTTGGGTTGATACTATGAATAAATCTAAAGAAGAAAAAGAAGAATATAAAGAATATTTAATTAAAAACAGTATGAAAGAAGTATTACCTTACAGAGAATGGTTAAGAGAAAAAAATAATGACTAAATGGCATGGTGGTAAAGGTTCTAAAAGAAGACCAGAAGATTCTGAAAAGTATGAAGAAGCATGGGAAAAAATATTCGGTAAACCTAGAACAAAAGAAAAAACAAAACATGACAAAAAGAAACTTGACAGGACAGAAAACAGTAGTATAATAGATACATGAGTTTGAAAAATATAGATTATAAATTTAGTGAAGGTGAACTTATAGAGGAGTTGGGTCAGTATATTGATTCAACATATTCTAAAGATGAAGGTTCACATTATAATCAAAATAAATTTCAAGCAACCGAATTTATAGTAGACGGTGGACATGGAGAAGGATTCTGTATAGGAAACATTCTCAAGTATGCTCAACGCTATGGTAAAAAAGAAGGCTATAATCGTAAAGACTTATTGAAAGTTTTACATTATGGTATAATTGCACTGCATGTGCATGATTTAAATAATGGAGAAAGTGAATCAAATGAAACTAAGTAGCAATACTCTTAATTTGTTGAATAATTTTTCAACAATTAATTCCGGTATTACAGTTAAGACCGGTAATGAAATATCAACTGTATCAGCAATGAAAAATATCTTTGCAAAAGCAATTGTAGATGAAACCTTTGAACAGGAACATTCAATCTATGACTTATCAGAATATCTAGGAGCAGTATCTTTATTTGATACACCAGACTTTATATTCAATGGTGAATCAGTTGATGTTAATGAAGGTGATAATTCAGTCAGATATTATTATGCTGACCCACAAATGGTTATATCACCACAGAAAGATATTACAATGCCTGAACCAGAAATTACTTTTGATTTAGATGAAGATGTTTTATCAAGTCTATTGAAAGCATCTTCTGTACTGTCATTACCTGATATGGTTTTATCAAGTGATGGTACAACAGTTCAGTTAACAGTAAAAGATAAGAAGAACGCAACATCAAATGTTTATAGTAGAACTGTAGCACAAGGTAATGGTTCAACTTATGAAATGTTTTTAAGAATGGAAAATATTAAAGTGTTAGGTGGTGATTATACAGTTTTTGTATCATCAAAAGGAATAGCACATTTTACTAATAGAAATATTTCAGTCGAATATTTTATAGCTACAGAACCTGACTCAACTTATAATGAATCTTAATAATGAAAGAAGATTTTTTATGGGTTGAAAAATACAGACCTAGAAATATTAATGACTGTATTCTACCAGAAGAAACAAAAAAAATATTTTTAGACTTTGTAAATAATAAAGAAATTCCTAATTTGTTATTGTGTGGTACTGCAGGTGTAGGTAAAACAACTGTAGCAAAAGCACTATGTAATGAATTAGATGCAGATTTTGTTATGATTAATGGTTCAGAAGAAAGAAACATTGATACTCTAAGAGTTAAAATAAAACAATTTGCATCAACGGTTTCACTTAGTGGTGGTCCAAAGATTGTAATATTAGATGAAGCTGATTATCTAAATCCACAATCTACTCAACCAGCACTTCGTGGTTTTATAGAAGAATTTTCAAAGAATTGTAGATTCATCTTTACTTGTAATTATAAAAACAGAATCATTTCTCCATTACATTCAAGATGTAGTGTTGTTGATTTTACTATTGAATCAAGTCAGAAACCAACAATAGCAAATGGGATATTCAAAAGAATTTTATATATTCTTAAATCAGAAAACATAGATTATAATGAACAAGTAGTTGTTCAATTAGTTCAAAAATTCTTTCCAGATTTTCGTAGAGTTTTAAATGAACTTCAAAAGTATTCAGCTTCAGGTAAAATAGATAGTGGTGTATTAGCTAATCTTGATGATGAAAATTTAAATGAAGTATTAGGTTTTATTCGTGATAAAGAATTTTCTAAAATGAGAAAATGGGTTGCACTAAATATACATAACGACCCACAAGCTATCTATAGAAAGATATACGAATCTTTATTTACTAGAATGGAAAATAGTAGTGTTCCTCAAGCAATTATTATCTTGAGTGATTATACATATAAGTCAGCTTTTGTTGCTGACCAAGAAGTCAACATGGTAGCATGTATGACTGAATTAATGATGGAGTGTAAATTAAATTGAAATATAGAAACATAACAGAGATAAGACCATACAGAGTTGTAAAAACATATGGTAATGAAACAGGTCATTCATGTGCATTTAGACAATGGAGAGCTGATTCACATTGTAATCTAATTCATGGGTATGCATTAGGTTTTGAAATAACATTCGATTCTTCAACATTGAATGAACAAAATTGGGTTATTGATTTCGGTGATTTAGGTGTATTGAAAAAATATCTTAAAGATACTTTTGACCATACAACTGCAGTTGCTCATGACGACCCAATGTTAGAACATTTTATTAATCTTAATGATGAAAATTTGATTGATATAAGATTAATGGATAATGTAGGTTGTGAAGCGTTTGCTGAACTTGTTTTTGATTTTTGTGTAAGTAATTTTGAAGACGATAGAGTTAAAGTAAAATCAGTTCGTGTTTTTGAACATGGAGCAAATAGTGCTGTATTCGGAAATTTTTAAAAGTATTCAAGGAGAAGGACATTATACAGGTGTACCAACAACCTGGTTGAGATTTTTTGGTTGTAATTTAGAATGTAATGGTTTTGGTCAAGACGACCCAACAGACCCTTCAACATATAAATTACCATATCAAGACTTTGATTTAATTGAAGTTAAGAATGTAGAAGATTTGCCTGTATGGAAGTATGGTTGTGATTCATCTTATTCATGGTCAAAGAAGTTTGCAAAGATACAAAAAAATGAAACAGAAGAAGAAGTTGCAAAGAAATTATTTGACCAGATGTATGATGAAAATACTCATATAGCTTTTACAGGTGGTGAACCATTAATGAAAGCAGCTCAAAAGAAAACTGTAAAGATTTTAGATGAAATGGAAAATTTATGTAGAGGTAAATTTGGTAAAAGATTCAAATATATTACATGGGAAACAAATGGAACAAGACCAATAGAAACTGTATTACATAATTATTTATCTTCAATGGGTCATGAAGTAGAATATTTCTTTTCAGTTAGTCCAAAGATGTTTAATACTAGTGGTGAAAAAGATGCTGTATGTCCTGAGATAGTAAAACAGTATCATGATATATCAGATGTTGGTCAATTAAAATTTGTATGTAATGGCACAGATGATTCGTGGAATGAGATTGAAGAATCAATAATAAAGTTTAGAGACATGGGTGTTAATTATCCTATTTGGATAATGCCTGTAGGAGCTACAGAAGAAGCTCAAGATGATAATGCAAAAGAGATTACAATTCAAACAATGGAAAGAGGATACAATGTATCAGCAAGAGTTCATTGTTATATATTTGGTAATCAGATAGGAACATAATGGATAAAGTATTAGTAGTATTAAGTGGTGGTTTAGATAGTTCTGTTGCTTCTATGATGTGTGTTGATAAGTATGGTAAAGATAATGTTCAAGCTGTGACTTTTGACTATAATCAAAAACAAAAATTAGAAATATTAAAAGCAACTACTCTTTGTAGATGTTTAGAAATAGAACATACAATTCTAGATTTATCTGTATTAGGTACAATAGCACAACCAATGTCAGCAAACATATCAGGAACAGCTGTTGACATGCCAAACATTAAAGAAGTGTTAGGAGACCCTCAACCTGTCACTTATGTTCCATTTAGAAATATGATTTTACTATCTCTTGCAATGAGTCATGCAGAAGTTCAAGGTTGTAATAAAGTAATTACAGGTCTACAAGTACATGATGAATATGGATATTGGGATACAACACAAAAGTTTGTTGATACAATGAATAATGTAGCTTCTCAAAATAGGACTCATTCAGTATCTATTGAAGCACCATTTAGTCAAATGTCAAAAGCAGAAGAAATAGAAGTAGCAATAGAACTAGGACAGTTTGATTTACTTAAACATACATTAACTTGTTATGACCCTCAAGGTGTTTTATCTTGTGGTGAGTGTCCTTCATGTGCTGAAAGAATTATGAATTTTATGAAAGTTGGTCGTAAGGACCCTGTTCCTTATGTTAAAGATATAAATTGGAATATATAATGTGTGCAATATTTGGAAGTAAAGATAAAGAAAAGTTTTTAGAATTAGCAGAACTGAATCAATACAGAGGTAATTTCGCTCATTCAACTACTGTATTTCAGACAGGTATGTTTCAACATTATCCTGACGCTGAAAAAGTTATTCATATAACAACTAATACAGCTGAAGGTGAGTTTAAAGATTCAATAACAATGTCAAAAGAATATAAAATAACTTATTATCTTGGTCATGTACAAGCACCAACAACAGATAGTGTCAAGACACACCCTTCAAATATTAATGGTGATTTACTTTGGCACAATGGAATCATAAAAGATTATCAAGTTCAAGAATGGAAACATGAACTTGGTAATGTTGAATGGGATACTGAATTACTACATAGACATTTAGTTCTTGGTAATGATTTAGATAATGTTGATGGCACATTTAGTTGTGCTAGATACACAAAGGATAATCTTTATCTTTTTAGAAATGAGATTAGTCCTTTATTTTATGATGAAGATATGAACATATCTTCAACGAAGTTTGATAATTCACTAGAAACTGAATCTGGTGTTATGTATCAAATGAATTTAGTGAATAATAGTCTTGAACTAATAAATAGGTTTGAGACTAAAGAGAACCCATATTATTTTGGGTAATTTAATAATGTAATGTGACAAAACCACATTAAAAAAAATGGAGAAAAAATGAAAACTGATAAAAAATTAGGACTAGAAGTTGCAGAATATCTAGTTAAAAAAGGTGTAGAAACACCAATTACTGAAACTTCGTTAACAGACGAGGAGAAGATAGAACTAATCAGAGAGAACATGGAAATTGTTGTTGATGTATTAGGTTTAGACAGAGAAGATGATTCAATAGCTGGTACAGCTGATAGAGTTGCAAAGATGTATGTTTCTGAATTATGTTTAGGACTATCTTACAATAACTTTCCAAAAGTATCTGTATTTGAAAACAAAATGGGATATGACCAAATGGTCGTACAAAAAGATATCACATTTCATTCATTGTGTGAACATCATTTAGTCAACTTTAATGGTTTGGCTCAGATTGCTTACATACCAAATGAAAATGTAATAGGACTTTCTAAATTAAATAGAATTGTAAATTTCTTTGCAAGAAGACCACAAGTTCAAGAAAGAATGACAGAACAAATTTTCTATGCTTTGGAGTATATATTAGGCACTAGTAATATTGGTGTTCTTGTACAAGGTGAGCATCTTTGTGTAAAATCTAGAGGTATTGGCGACCAAGCATCAGGTATGACTACATCTAAATTAGGTGGACACTTTTTTGATAAACATTCTGTTAGGTCAGAATTTATGAGTTTGGCGTTAAAATCATGAAGTTTGAATATGTAGTTTCCGGTTTAACTATGGGGATTGATGATTTATATTATAATCCTGTAGTTGCAGCACCTTATATAAAACACATGAATCAGAAAATTACTGATTTAGATGCAAGATTTGAAAATCAGAATTTATCTTTATTGTACAACGCACATCAGGAAAGAAAACATGGTGTGACTATGACAGAAACAATGAATGATTCGTGGCATCGTCTATTTGCTGACTCAGGTGGTCTTCAAATGGCAAGAACATCAAAAGGAATCACACCAGAGTTGAAAGATAAAGTATATCATCATCAAGCAAAGTATTGTGATGTTGCTATGATATTTGATGAAATACCGATTGAGTTTGATTTATCACTTATTGGTGGTAATTCAATGAAAGCTTCATTACTTGGTAGAAGATTTGATAGAAGTGATATCAAAAGAGCTGCTACAGCAACACTAGCTAATGTTAAAAGACAAATAGAAGTATTTAAACAAGAAGATTCTAAAGCAAAGATGATGTTAATATCACAAGGTCAATCAGTAGAAACATATAGAGAATATATCGAATTGATATGTAATGGTTTATCCGATGATGAAATTGATATGTTTGTATGTGGTGTAGCACCAAGTTCACTATGTAATGGTAATTCATTTGCTCATAGATGTGAAATGATTTATGCAATGAAAGAATATCAGATACCTGATGTAATTAAAAATAATGTTCATTTATTAGGTGTTGGTAATCACGAAGCTTTGTCTCCGTTCTATCTATCACCTGATTACTTTAGTTTTATTGAGAATCTATCTTATGATTCATCTTCTCATGCTTCATCTTGGTTCTATTCAAGATATAGAAACAAAGACTTTGTAAATATTGATGTAGATGTTGTTCATAGGTCAAAGAAAGGATTATCTCAAATTCATTCAGACCAATTACTTCCTGTTATCAATGAAATATTTGAATATGATAGAGAAACATTAAATGATTTTGGTATTACAGAACCAATGCAATTAATAAATGATTCAACTAAATGGTCAGTAGAAAATGTAAATGGTGATAGAAGATTTTGGAAAGACCATGATTCAGCAATACATGGTAGATATTTAACACCATGGTTATGGGTCACAAATACTATTGGTAATTTTATGATTGAGTTGGATAGAAGAATTAATAATCCTGTAGATACAACAGGTCTTGGTTCTATTACTTCTTATGATGAATTTATTAATAATTGGTTATCAAGACAAAGAGCACCAGAGAAAGTGCCAGAACATTGGCCAGGAGTTTTAGATGTCTAAACACAAAGTACATTATGATTGGGTAGATTACGAAAGTGATATGAATAGTATTGATTGGTTAAAGTTTAGTCATGTCATTGGTATCTATCGTGGTAGTTTACCAATGGCAACTCACATTTCAAATGTAAGAGATGTTCCTATGTCTATAATAGGATTTCAAACTAGAGATGGGAGTGATAAAAAACCATATTGGATATACAACGCTATGGATTGGAATGACTTCAAAGAACAAAAAACAATTTTGATTGTTGATGATATCTATGACACAGGTAATACAATTAATAAAGTAAAAGAATTAATTGAAAAATCTTCACCATATAACTGTAGTAAATTTGATGTACAACCTACATTATTAACTTATTGTTTATTTGGTAAAGATGCTCCGGAAGGAACTAATCTTGTATATAGTAATTTACATCAAGAAGGTGATTGGATAGAATTTCCATGGGAGAGATAAATGAAATCACTAATAGTTTCTTGTTGTCAAGCTAAACTTCCAGGTACTCATAAAGCTATCGATATTTACCAAGGTAAAGTATACAAATTAATTCATAAAGAAAATCTACTAGATACTGTAGATGTTTGGATAATGTCAGCACAACTAGGTCTAATTCATTCATCTGATATTATATCTTATTATGAATTTAAAATGAATGAAGAAGCTTCACAAAATTGGATTAAGAAAGGATTACCTGAAAAATATCCTTCAGGTGAAATATACATTTATGGTGGTAAACTATATCGTGATGTATTAAATTCTTACTTTGAAAATACTATTGAATTGATTGGAAGAAACAGAGGTATTGGTGACCACTTTTCTGAATTGTTAAAATTTGTACATGAACATAAACCAAGAGGTGTACTACCAATATGAATCCATTTGATTTTGTTAACTCAATAACATACTCTAAAGTTGATATCATGAATGATATCAATGAGAAAGAGTATGCTCCTTTTTTAGTAAATCGCTCACTATCTTATCATCAAGATTGTCTCTTGTATGCGAATGAAATGAACAGTAGATTTGATGTTTCACACAAGCTACAATATCATTATTTACTAAATAGTATTAGAAAAAGAAAAAGGTTTGCCAAATGGAGTAAACCAGAATTAGAAAACGATTTGAAAATCGTTATGGAATACTATTTAGTATCCCGAGGCAAAGCAGAAGAATATTTAAAAATATTAAACAAACATGAAATCGGGATTATCAAAACAAGAATGAACAAAGGTGGAGTGAAATGAGTTATGACATAGAAGATATGTTAGAAATATCATTTAAAGAAAATGATGATTTTCTAAAAATTAGAGAAACATTAACAAGAATAGGTGTAGCATCAAGAAAAGATAGAACTCTCTATCAATCTTGTCATATTTTACATAAAAGAAGTAAATATTATCTAGTGCATTTTAAAGAATTATTTGCGTTAGATGGTAAAGAATCATCTATTACTGAAAATGATTTAGCAAGAAGAAATGCTATTGCTAAATTATTAGAAGAATGGAAATTACTTAGTATAGTAAAACCAGAAGATGCTACAACACCTTTAGCACCAATGAGTCAGATTAAAGTATTACCTCATAAAGAAAAAGATGAATGGAAATTGGTAGCTAAGTATAATATCGGAGTAGCTAAATGATAAGAGATTTATCTCAAAAAGAAAAACAAGTTTTATTTGCTAAACTATCAGCTATAGCTTATGATGATGTAAAAGATGCACGAAGTCAAGCAAAATTATTAGGATTTACAAAAACAGTATTAGTAGATATAGAAGGAGCACAGACTTATGTTTTTACTAGTAAAACAGATTGTGCTATAGCATGTCGTGGTACTCAACCTTCTGAAATGAATGATATCTACGCTGATTTAGAAATATTTAAAGCAGATTCAGTTTCAGGAAATAAAATTCATCAAGGATTTAAAGAAGAAGTAGATAAAGTATATCATGATGTAGAAAAATTACTTGATAGAGTTGCTAAAAATAAAGATGTATGGGCTTGTGGTCATTCACTTGGTGGTGCAATGGCAACAATTTTAGCTCAAAGATTAGAATTTAAAGATGGTCATAATGTAGATACTTTATATACATATGGTTCTCCAAGAGCTGGTGGACCACAATTTAGTAAATGGTGTGATACACATTTAAATCATCAAAGATTTGTAAACAATAATGATGTTGTTCCTTGTGTTCCGACAGTATTTCGTTGGAGACATAATGGAAAATGTAATTATATTAAATCAACAGGTGAAATAACTACACTTGGTAGGTGGTCTTCTGAAAGAATTAGAGATAAAGGTTGGTCATTATTAACAACTATTTTAAGAGGAAGATTAGATATAATAGCTGACCATAATATTGATGATTACATTTTACATCTGGAGAATGACCAAAAACTTGAGAGTATCTAATGAATTTTCTATTCATACTTACATTAAAAAGTATATTATCATCTGTAATCGGTTCAAGTTTTTATAAATGGTTTCAAACCACAACCTTAGGAATATGGTTTCAATTCAAAGTAGATTCATTCATGGAGTATTTATCAGATAAATACGATATAGAACTAGCTAAAAAACAATCAAAGTTTGAAGCAGATTATCCTTTGATTATGAAAAGAATTGAAAAACTTGAAAAATTATCACACCCGGATAGACAAGAAGCTTTTAATAAAGTAATAGATGAATTGGAAAAGAAGATAGATGAAAAGTCTTAAAGAATTTGTAAATTTACAAGAAAGTATAAAACCTTACAAATTAATAATGTTTTGTAATAATACTTCTGACCAAACAAGAGATGTTTCTGATGCATCAGCATCATCTGACCTTTGGAAATTAATGACCGAAGCAGCTAAAAAAGCTAATATTCAAATATTTCGTGTTGACTTTAATGGTCTTTATGTAGAAAGAAAAAATGGTAAAACATTTATTCATTCTTACGATTTTGACCCTGATACAGAA